CACCGAAGTCTGGTTCTGAAGCAACTGCGCGAGTTTCTGCGGCTTGGTCGGGTCGGCCTGCCCCGCGTACATCGTGTTCATCGGATTCATGCCTTAACCCCCACCCGGCTTGCCAAAGGGACTGCCGAAAAAGCCACCGCCCGCCGCAGTCCCCAACGCGCCCGCCAGATTGCCGTACAAGCCCATACGGGCGTTGTACGCGCCGACTTGATTGCCGTAACTCTGCTGCGCGAAGTTACCCGCCGCTTGCTGACCCGCAAAGATGGGAGCCGCCGCCACATCCGCGCCTTGATACGCTTGGAACTGCGGCATCTGCACCTGTGCGCCGCCCATGATTGCCGCAATCTCGTTAAGCGGCTGCGACCGCAACGCCAACTGTTCCTGCAACGCCGCCTGACGCTGCGCGTTCTGGAACGATGCCGCTGCCTGCGCCTGATTGAACCGCTGACCCTGCATCGCCGCACGAGCCTGCGCCTGCTGCAACGCCGTCTGCTGATTCTGCGCGAGGGCGGCGTTATACAGCCCGGCGATATCCATATCCTGCCCGAACTGCTGACCGGCAGCGGTGTTGTACGCCCCCGCAGCGCCGATGCCCTGTTGGAAGTTCTGCGCGATGGCACGGTTAGCCGCGTCCTGCGCCGCCTGCTGCGTCTGGAACGAGGCCAACTGACCCTGCCGCCCGAACTCACCCGCCGCCATGCGCTGCTGGAAGTTCTGTTGCTGTGCCTGATTCGCCATCGCTTGTGCGGCCTGCGCCTGACCGAAGTTCTGCCCGATGGCCTGATTGCCCGCCGCCTGATTCTGCATCGCCGCTTGGAACGCCGCCAACTGCGCCTCGTTGCCAAACTGACCGGCCTGCGCCCGCTGCCCAAACGCTTGCCCCTGCGCTTGGTTCTCCGCAGCCTGACGCGCAAGGGCGTTCTGAAAGTTCTGTTGCGCCGCCGCGTTCTGCGCTGCGGTGGCCTGCTGGCCCGCGCCAAAGCCCGCCAGAGCCGCTTGATTGGCAAACCCACCCAACGCCTGCGCCTCGCCCAAGCCCTGCTGACGCGCCGCCATATCGAGGTTCAAGCCCTGCAACGCCGCTTGCGTCCGCAGGTCGTTTTCCTGCTGCTGCTGTTCCGTGATGGCAGCGTTAAACGCCTCGCCGCCACGGACAAGACCCTGATTCGCCAACTGCGTTTCAAGTTGCGCCCGCTGACGCTGCAACTGAGGGTCAAGGCGCGACATAATCGCCTGCTGCGCCGTCATCCCGGCGTTTACGGGCATCGCGGCAAGGTTGGAGGTGTCCAACTGCCCCTGCAGCCCCGGCGCATTCGGCCCGCCCTGCATCGCCGCAGGGGTGTCCGGTGCGCGGGCAACATCGCCCACGCCCGTCAGGTCGTACTGGCTGCGAAGCGACGGAGCGCCTACGCCGCCCTGCGCCGCGCCAAAGGCACCGCCACCCGGCCCGCCACCCGCAGCGCCCAAGCCGGAAGCGTCAAACCCTTGCAGATTCAACCCCTGCGGCCCCGCGCCCGCAAAGCCGTATTGCCCCGCCGTGGGGCCGAAGTTGACCGGCAGCGCGTTCACGCCCGCACGGGCCTGACCCATCGCGCCGAGATCGGGAGCCTCGCCAATGTCGCCATACCCGCCGAAGTTGAACTGCTGCGCCGGAAGCCCCTGCGGGGTGAAGTTTGAGCCGTAGATATCCGACACGCGCCCGATGGCCTGCTCACCGAGGCCGGACAGCGCCCGCTCTACCCGCTGCTGCGCCTCTAGGGTCGCCTGCGCTTCGGGAGTTAGATACTGCTCAATCATGGGCGTATCCAAGTCCACCATTTCGGTAAACATATCGCGGGTGGGCATCACATCGCCCATGTACTCGCCGCCGCCGTAGCCCTGATTAAACCGCTGCATCTGCCCCGGCCCCATGCCCGACTGGTCAAGGCGACCGCCGCCGAGAAGCATCGCGGTCGGAACCTGCGACCCCGTGGGCAGCGTGGTGAATCCCTGCGAAAACTCCCGGTCATCCATGCCCAACGCCTGCCGACGAGCAGCGGGCATTCCTTCGGCTTTCGCACCGCCATACAAGCCCATAGGCTCGCCGCCCATCTCCACGCGCTGACTGCCGCCACCGGGCTGCATCGCGCCACCGCCGATATCAACAGGGGCAGAGGAAGGCGGGGTGCCGGTAGCCTGCGGCTGACGCGACCGCCAATTCGCCATCGCAGCGTTGTACGCATTCTGATTGAACTGCGGACGCCCGAAGGTCACGCGCTGCCCGCCAAGCGGGGTGATGACGTTAGGATTTGACAGCCGCGCCGTGAGCCGCGCTGCTTCTAGGTTGGCGATGCCCTGCTGCTGCGCAGCACCCGCGTAATCAGGTGCCGGGGGCGGCTTCGGTGTCTTTTTGCCCATATCTCGCGTCCAAGTAACGACACGCATCGCGTGTCATCGTCAACATCACAAAATCTCCATCGGGACGCGCATCCTTGATGCGACCTTCCTCGACGAAGCCCATTTTCTTGACTACCCGCAACGCTTTGGCGTTTCCGCTCGATACAGGCGCGATGATTTTTCCAACGCCTGCAACATTGAACGGATAGTCAAAAATCGCTGCTAAATAGCGTGATGTGAGTCGGCCAGCGATGACGATGTGACAGACAATGCTCGCGCCGCAGTATTCTTCGTAGATTACGCCTGCGACAATTTGCCCGTCACGCTCTAACCCTATCGCTTCCGACCTTTCCGCGAAATAGCCTCTGCCTAAAACCTCTGCAACCCACGCACCAACTGGTGCGCCTGTGATTATACGCCCGCCCATCCGGTTTGGAAAACCACATCGGTCGCCGCCCACTCAATCTGCAAGCCGGACGATGCCGACTTCAACTGAAGTGCGCCGCAATACCCAATGCCGGTAATCCCCTGCCACGCATTAGTGATCTGAAGGTCTGAACCCCACAACATCGAATCCCACAGCCCAACGCCCCACGCGCCAAAGGCTGAACCCGAATAAGACAGCGCGGAACTGGTGTCCATCGTGTCAAAGTCGATGTTCATGCTCAACTGCACTTGCGGCTGTCCGTTGGTAAAGAGCGAGGGACGCGCGCGGGTAAAGTATTTCTTGACGCCGCGACTGCCAAAGTAGTTGAACGCCTGCAGGCAGTTTCCGGCGATGTTTGCCGACCCATCGGTATAGCCGTCATCCCACGCCTTGCCGACAAATCCGGCACCGCCAAAGTAGGGGTTTCCGTTAAAGATTTCCCAACAGAAGGCATGCCAGCCCTTGAACTTGCACCACGAGGTCGTAATGGTGTTCATCACATACTGCTCTTGTTGCCCCGTGGCAACCGGCACGTTTACCCATACGGCAGTATTCTTCGGGGAGTACACAATCTGCCACCCGAACGACGAGCCGTAATTGACCGTTGCAGCCGTGATAGCGCCCTGAATCTTGTTCGACAGCGCCACACGCGGGTCGAGGCGCGAGGACTGAAGCGACTGTGCAAGCGGCATCAGGCCGTCATAGGTCAAAAGCAGCAGGTCGCCCGCGTACTTCAGCAGGCAGCGGTTGCCAATCGGCGCACCGAGTTTCCAGATACCCGCAAGCGCCCACGTCGCCGCGCTCGACGGGTCGGTTCCACGGTAAACGATGACCTCGCCCTCGCTCGTCACGAATACGAGGTTGTCATCCACGCCATATCCGGCGTCAATCGTCCAAGTGTCAAGGTCAACCAACACGCCGCCGAGTTTGGCGATAGAGGACAAATCAAGGACAGCCGCCGCGCCGCCTGCGCTAGAGGTCGGCAAGTACCACGCCTTCAGCGTATTCTTTTCGATGAACCACACGCGATTCTTAAACAGCGTGACGTTAGAAAGGTTGGTCGTAGTGACGCCCGTGATCGCCGGGGACGATACGCCCGTAATTGCCGTCCAAGTCGTGCCGTTGTAGAGGCGCGGCGAGTCCGCCCCGTTGACGGCATACATGAAGTTGCCGCCCGATGTCGTGAAGTTCACATACTCCCATCGGGCATTGGACAGGCTTGACACCACCGCAGCGCCTACAGCGCCCTGCGTGGTCACATCGTAGATGGCATTGGGGGACGTAGCAGCGGCAAAAAGGCGGCTCGTCGTAGCGCCTGCGTAGTGCATCAGCGTTTCAACCTGCCCGCCGAGGCCGGTCGCCCAAGACTCGTAACCGCCGCGCAGCACAACGCTCGACACGGTTGGGAAGAAGTTTTCCAGCGTCACGGCGTCGGTTTCATCCATGTTCGCAAGCGAATCACGGGCGTTCCACCCGCCCACAGGGGCAGGCAGGGACGCAACCGAGGCCGCATTACGCTGAATGAGTTGCCGACGCGCCATCAGTCAATCCCGTAGCCGCTGTCAGGGAGATTGTCGTACCCGATCAGCACCGTCCCCGGTCGCGGGGCAAAAGACAGGTTCGCCGCGCTCGTATCCTGCGCGATGCAGGTTTCAAGTTCCTGCAAGTAGTTGCGATACATGGCGGTCGTGTCAAAGCCCTTCGCCTCAAAGTACTTGAGTTTGGTGGACAGCACCATGAGCCGGTCGGGATAAATGCAGGTATCCGAGTCGGCGGTAAACGAGGTCTTTGGCGCACCCGCCGCATCCTCGACCCATGCGTTACTGCGGTACTCAAAGCCAAGCACCTCGTCATACGAGATACCCGGCCAAATCTGAAAGTACTTGCCAAGCAAACGCCACCGGATACGCGGGCCGGTCGAGATATAGCCCGAAAGCAGCCATTGCCATTGCTGCGCGTCCTCGGGGCCGAGCAGTTCCCAACGCTTGCTCTTGTCCCATTGGGTACGCGGGATGATGGCATCGTAGTCGGCAGGCAGGTCGTAGCGCACTTTCTGGAAAGTCACCACGGCACCCGTTCCGTCAGCCGTGACAGCCTGCGAGAGCGTGACCGTGGTGCCGTTGTTCACTACGCTGATGTAGGTGGCATTAGGGATGCCCTCGCCTACCACCTGATAGGTCGTATCCAGTCCCGCCGTAGATGGCACCGTGAGCGTCGTAGAGCCGTCTACCCACGTTCCCGTTGTCTGCGTCCATTGGGTCGTGATCAAGTGCTGACGCACCAACTTGCGCCAGTCACCCCGACGCAGCAACTCGTACCCGCTGGCGTTCATCAACGCAAGAATTTGGATTACATCTTGGTTGGTGTTGCCGATAACCGCGTTAGGCGTACTTACGCCTAGTTCGTTGGTCACCTGCTGGACAAGTTGAAGCATCGTGGTCATGGGTTATTCTTCCTTGCGCTTTCGCTTAGATTCTACCAATTCGCGCATCTGTTCCTGCAACGCCGCCAACTGCGCCCGCGTTTCCTGAAGTTCCTTGTTAGCCTCAGCACGATTCTTGTGCTGAAGGAACATTCGCGCCCGCTCACGCAGACCCGCACCGCCCATGCCGATACGCTGAATATGGGCGTCCGAGGCCGTGGCGACCTGCTCGACGGTCTGGAACTTGAGGATGTGCAATTCTTCCATCTGCGAACGATTGAACTCGTCAGGGGCGGCGCTGTGCCAGTCCGAGAGAGGCGTTCCGATCACCGGAGCGCCATCGCTCTGCTGCATCTGAAAGTGCAACCATTGACGCGGGAACCGCTCTTTGTGGTCATCGCGCACCGGCTGTTCGACGATGTTGGTTTTGTCGCCCGGTACCATGATGCGGACAAAGGGCTGACCCTTGTAGTCCTTCAGGTCGGACAGGTAAAACTCAACGTGAAGAAACGAGTCCGCGTTAGAAACGTCAGAATCAAGCATGGTTTACTCCTGTGGGGATTATGCTTTAGCGCCTGCAACGCCGTACCACTTGTTGAGTGCTACGGCAAAAAAGATGCTCACATGGTCGCGGGCGACCGATGCGGAAGGGTTCTGGTTAATCGTGGTTGCCGCTTCATGCGCGTAAACCTTCAGGGCATTGGTGCCGCTGTTGGCGATGTAGATAACCGCGCCCATTTCGGTCGGCGGCAACCTTACGCCAGATCCCGATGGCGTCACGTCCACCGAGTTATAAACATGGGTCAACTGCAGCGCCGTCGCTTGCGTTGAACCCGTCGCGGTAAGGTCATCGACGCCATCGCCGCAGATTGCCACGGTCGATAGCGCCGATGCCCCCGCACCTAGCACACGGCTAGGTATCGTCATGCGCCGAGGACGCTAACCCAAGTGGTCGGGCTGGTACCCACGAACACGCGCCGCTTGGTCGTGGCAATCGCCACGGAAGCAGCGCCGTCAATGGTTCCCGAAGCCGGGTACACCGTCAGCGAGTTCGCACCGTCATTTGCCACAACGCTCATCGCACCGGCCTCCGCAGGCGGCAGGCGAACGCCCGTGCTTGCAGCGGTAGTGCTGACGACATTGTTAACAGCCGACAGCGCAAGCGCCGTTGCAGAGTCGGTGCCAGCAGCCGTAAGGCCAGTAGCAACATCGCCGCAAATCGCCGTAGCCGTCGAACCCGGCTGACCCGAACCCAAGACGCGAGAAGGATATGCCATTCTGCTCTCCTGAAAGGAGGAGGCGGGTTTTACCCCGCCCCCTGTGGGTTACACGCTAGTCGCGCTGAACCAAGCCACGTCGCCAGTCGCCAGAGCGACCGGAGGCGAGGTGTACGAGCCAGCCGTCGCCGTGACAAGGAACGTGGTCGTGTTGACCGTGCAAGTCGCGGTGCTAGCGGTAATCGTCGCATTGGCCTGCGCCAACACATAACGACGACCGTTCGCACCCCAAACCTGCAGACCAAGCGGCCCGATAGTCGGGACAGCCGT